TCAAGGCGGTAGCACGGGTTCGAATCCCGTTGGGGCCACCACGTCTGGATCGCCAGAAGCCGGAGGGACGGTTAGCACCGGGAGGAGCCATTCGGTCTTGCCGATCTCTCGGAGCTCTTCATTGATGACCCTCGCGATCGTGTCCCAGTGATCCGCCTGCGGCATTGAGACACCTCGGAAGTACCCCTTAAAGGGTTCGATCGTGACGGCGCCCATTCCGTAGAGGCTGCGGTATCGGAACCACAACTCATCGAAAGAGAGCCCAGTCGCCTTCTTCGCCTCAGCAAGCCGTGCGACCAGGTCGTTGGCTGCCAGTACGGGTGCCATCCTGTGACCACCTTTCATAGCGACATTTCTTCGGGGCACTGCTTGCGAGCATAATTTGACCCGGCATTTTCTACACGTCATTTTCACAGCGTGTGCTAGGCGGCTTCACGTGTAATTACCTGCTTGCCGCCTAGCAAGCGCGAAAAGGACCCGCCGGGAAAGTTGTTATTTCGTCGCTGGGACCAATCTTTTTTCGCGTTGTCTTAAATCCAACTCCACAGTGATTTCACTGTGTAGATTTCGCAGCTATGGGAACCAAGTTCACCTCTTTGTCGGGCGACCGGGTTCGGGCCATGCGTCAGCGTCTCTTCCTAACGCAAGCAGAGCTGGGGGAGAAAGCCGGACTGCACGAGTCCACGATCAGGTCGATCGAGGCCGACGAGGGGACGCCTAGTCGTCGTTCGGCGGGTCATCACCCTTCGACCATTCGGAACCTCGCCGAGGCACTGAAGTGCAAGCCGACAGACATCTGTGAAGACGTCGAGGTGCCAGCTTGAGGGGGGTTGGCGCTCTGATCGGTGGCACCCGGAGGCGCGGTTCCGGGTCCACCTGCGGCGGTGCCCGGAGGCGCAGTCTCCGGAACACCATTGGTCGCCCCAACGCCGCTGATTCCGGCGCGACCTCACTGTATTCGGCAGAGGGAGCCCGGCCGGGGATTTTCCGTGAATCCCTCGGGGAAGTGGGGGCCGGGGAGAAGACATCGATCCGGGAACGGACGTCTCTCCCCGCCCTCCGCGCCGGGGGGTGCTTCTAGATGCCGTCGGTCCTCCCGATCGGCGATCAGACGGCGGTCGCGCTGCTCTTCATCGCCACCTTCGCCTTGCTCCTAATTGCAGTTCTCGGCGCGTTGCTGATCCTCGACCGTTTCAACCCCGATCTGTTCGAGCGGATCGAGGGCTTCCTCTTCGGACCACTCGACGATGATCAGCAGCAGCTAGGGGGTTTTTCTCCTCTTTCAGCTCCCGAACACGACGGACCTGCGTCGCCGTGCAAATCGGCGAATGTGGCACGGGTCCGCAACGGCCCAACCTCCACCCAAGGCCGTTCCGCTGCTGCTGATCATGACAATCCACGGGACTGCGCCCCGGTTAACGAGGCGCTGGATCGACCGGCGCCTGCATGAGAAAACTCGATCTAACCGCGTCGGCTGAGACCCTTACATCGCTCAGGCGAGTGTGTGCCGGCTCGTCGCGTCCCCAGGTTTCGTCGGTCTCGATCCGTCGTGACTGTCGACACTGCGGTGAGCGCTACTTCGCAACCTCGATCACCCCCGCCGTCTGTCCGTTCTGCGGATCTCATCTCGTTGAGGGGGCCGCGTGATGGCGACGCGCGCCGGGGTCCTGAGCGCGGAGTTCGAAGCGTCGCCCACGTTGCTGATGGCGATCGCGAACGTTCTCGAGGAATGTTCCGACCGCGACTGCGCCGAGGTATCGACGAGTCTCGTCGCTGATCTGAAGCGGCGCGTGGAGAGCCTGGAATGGGCTCCGCCTCCGGACTACGAAGAACACCTCGTTCAGGTCGCAGCATCGAGCCTGTGCGCTCTCGCAGCACTTCACGAAGGTCGCCGCGCATGAGCAGGAACGGCACGAAGCGCAACCGACTGTTCGTCCTTAACGACCCGCACGCGATGCGCGTAAGCAAGGAGCTCGCAAAAGAGATCGGTCTCAACCAGAGCATCGTGCTGTTGCAGATCGATTTCCTTCTCGCACATACGACGTTCGTCCGCGAAGGCTTGCCGTGGATCCGCATGACGCTCGACGACATGAAGAGCGAATACTTCGACTTCTGGAGTCGCGAGACGCTCCGTCGCACGATCCAGGATCTCGAAGACCGGCCGCTCGTGCGTCTCGCCAACTTCAACCGCCGCGGTTTCGATCGAACACAGTGGATCACGCTCGATGTCGACGGTTGCGCCAAGCTGTCGAGCCTCACCATTACCCATTTTGAGCAATGGGGAGGGAGTTCTGCACCTTCCGTCAACAACCCGGATGGTGACAGTCCCATTACCCAAAATGAGCAATCGCAGGTCAACGGCCAGTTTCCGTTCGATGATCCCGAATCGTTAACAGCTGTTGACGAACAATCCCCAGTTCCCATTACTCAAAATGAGCAATGGAAGACAACAAATCGGGAGATGGAAAACCCAGATCGGGTAATCGATGACAACAATCTGGGCAATGCAAGTCAACAAAATGAGCCAACGATAGGTGGAAGAGACTTAAAGAAAAGACTTACTTCCTCCGGAAGGGACGCGGAGCCCCGTCCCACTCCAAAACGGATCAACGTCGGAAAACTTCTAAGCGACGCTCTTCCTGCTGGTCGCAAGTTCCCTCGAAGCTTCAAAGGCCACCTCGGCCGCGAGATGCACAAACTCGCCAAGGAAGGCTTCGGAGAGAACGACATCCTCGCCGCGGCGAAGGCGTGCATCGACAAGGGCCTCAACCCACACAACCTTCCGTCGCTCGTCATCGAGGTCCGGTCGGCGAAACGAGGACCGAAGAACGGATTCCAAACCCCAGATCACTCCGAGTACGAAGAGGCGGTGATCAGGTGACCGATCCGGCCGAGAAGCCCAACGACCAAGAGCCCGCCGGCGACGCTGAGTTCCACAACCTGCTCGACCGCATCAAGTCGCGTGGCGGAGACGAGATCACGGACGAAGAGCTCGACCGTATCTGGCAGGAAGAGCGCAAGGCGCGCTACCGCGAGGAGAAACTCGCGAAGGCGCTCGCCGAGATCCCCGCTTCGTATCGGGACGACATCCGGATGCTTCCGATGGTGCGCGAGTGGATGGATCAGTTCCTTCACGGGGGCCTCTCCGATGTCGCCAAGCACAGCCTGTTCATGTCGGGCCGACCGGGGTGCGGAAAGACCGCCACGGCGTGGCAGATCTGCAAGGAAGCGGCGCTTGCCGGCGTCTTCGACTATCGGCTCGAGAAGGTCCCGGACCTGCTCGACGCCCTCGAGCCGCGCCGACGTGACCACGAGGCCGATCCGCAGAAGATCGCGAGGCTGCTCAAAGTCGATCTCCTGTTGCTCGACGATCTCGGCGCGCACCGGGTCACCGAATGGCGGGTCGAGACCCTCCAAAAGATCCTCGACGGCCGCTGGGAGCACCGTCGGCCCACGATCATCACGACGAACTTCCCGGGCAAGCGCATCTCGGTACCGCGCGAGGAGGACGGTGCAGGTCTCGGCGACCGCATCTCATCGCGCCTCGGGGGGATGTGTCGCATCGTCACGTTCCCCAACTTCGACTACCGCACCGGCGTCGACTACAGCGACGGGGAGGGCTGAGCGATGTCACTGGGCCCTTGGGTGGGGAGCGCTGCGTGCGATGTCGGCTTCGGCGACCTGTTGCTTGCCGAGCAGCGAAAGCTCTGTCGCGACTGCCCGGTCCGGAGTGACTGTCTCGACTACGCGATCGATCAGCGCATCGACAGCGGGGTGTGGGGCGGTCTCACCGAAGGAGAACGTCGCGACGTCGCATTCGCACGCTCGCGGAGTGATTCCACAGGAATCGGGGGGTCGCGGTGATTCCACAGGAATCGGTCACCCTCCCGCGCGTCAGCGCGTACGAGATCAAGAACGAGCTGAAAAAGTGGCTCAACCGTCACAGCGCCGGGCGCGCCGGGCACCTCCGATGGTCGATTCTCGAGGAGCTCCGGTTCGGCATGGGCTACGACGGTCGAGACACTCGGGCCGCTGCAAAGCTGTTGCGTTCGCCCCAGCTCTCACCCACCGAACGTGACGCGCTGAGGGACCGGCTCGCCGAGGCCCAGTTCGATCCGGCCGACAACCCCGAGAGTCGCATCGATCTTTTCGCCATCGACTGCTGGCCCGGCAAGGCTGGCAAGCACGAACGGCTCGCGTTCGAGATCAAGGTCGATAAGACCGATCTCGCGGCGGAGCTGAAGAACCCCGCAAAGCGTGCGCCGTGGTTGTCGGTCGTCAACCGGTTCTTCATCGTCGTGCCGGAGGGCCTCGCCACTGCGGGCCTGATCGAAGACCGGGCTCCAGAGTGCGGGCTCATCGTCTACGGCCGTCGCCCCGAGCGTCCCGACACGGCGATCTGCAGCTGCAACAACAAACATACGGACGTCCAGTGGCATCACTCCTACGGGTGTGACTTCAAAGACGCCGTGCGCGCGTACGAACGCGGGCGCCAGCTCAACGAAGTGCGGCCGGCGATGCAACTCGATGGCGGCGAGCCGTCGTGGGGTCTCGTCGCCTCGATCCTCAGGAGGGTGTCATGAACGCCATCGCCGTCGAAGCGCGTCCGAGACTCATCGAGTACGACCGTCGCTATCGGGCCGAGCTCGAGAAGTACGAAACCGATGGGCCGATCGCGCCCGCGGATGTCCACGCGAAGACCGCACTCCTCAACCTCGTGCTCGAGATCGAGGAAGCGCTCAAGGCGATCGACAACGGGACCTATGGGACGTGTGCCGCTTGCGATCGCCCGATCGAAGAACAGCGACTGAAGTTCTTTCCGTGGGCCACCCATCACACCCGCTGCAAGTCGCAACAGCCTCAGCTCGAGGTGAAGGACGTCATCGCCGGCAAGACCCACTACTCGACGGCCGAAGAGCGCGCCAAGGATCCAGAGCGCGCACGGCCGTGCGCCTCCTGCGGAGCGTCGATTCCGGGGCACGTCGTTCGTGAGAATCCCGACATCACTCATTGCCTCACCTGCGCTCGTGCAGCAGCGGAGGAAGAGCAGCAGTTCGTCGACGAACCCGGCGTCGCGCTAACAGCCGACGAAATGACAGAGCTTGAGTGTGGACACAGCGTCATCGGTGTCGACGAGGGAGAGAAGACCGCGTTCTGTCAGGACTGCGGACTCAACGTCGCGGTCGTCCCGTCGAAAACCGGCAAGTTCGTCGATCGAGTGATCCCCAACATCCATCAAGGAGGAAAGATGAAAGTCCCCGTCGATCAGATCCACCCGTCACCCGTTAACCCGCGCACCGAACTGACCGACATCGAGGGCCTCGCTGCTTCGATCGACTCGATCGGCCTTGTGCAGAGCATCGTCGTGCGACCGAACGAAGAGGGTTACGAGCTGGTCGCCGGCGCGCGTCGCCTCGCGGCCGTGAAGCACCTCGGGTGGGCAGAGGTTGAGGTCGATGTCCAGGATCGTTCGGACTCGGACGCCGAGAAGGCACGGCTCGTCGAGAACCTCCACCGCATCGGCCTTGCTCCCCTCGAAGAGGCCCGCGGCTACGAACGACTGATCTCCGAACATGGGATGAGTCAGCACGAGATCGCCCAGCAACTCGGGAAGGCGCAGTCGCACGTCTCGAAGCGCATCTCGTTGTTGCAACTCCCCGACTCGGCGCTGAAGAAGATCGAGTCGAAAGACTTGACACCGAGTGACGGTCTCGAGCTGCTCCGTCTCAAGGACGAACCGAAGCGCCTCGAGAAGGTGCTGAAGGATCACGATCAGGCCAGTAAGTCGGGCTTCGATCGCAGCGTCACGTCCCTCGTCGAGAGCCAGATCCAAGACAAGACCGCCGACGAGAAGCGCAAGGCTGCAGAGAAGAAGCTCCGCGACGCCAAGGTCCCGATACTCACCTCGGCCCAGCTCCACGCGATCAACATGGAGCAGCGGGCGAGGATCGGTAAGCGCACCTACGACATCGACGTCGAGCGCAAAGCCCATGAGAAGGAACCGTGTCACGCGGCCGTGTTCGAACACGGCGCGACGCGAGCCGTGCATTGGTGCACCGACATAACCCGCCACCTCCCCACGGGTGCCAGCGATCTCAAGGGCGCGATCGTCGAGCGCCTGATCCCCACTGGACCCGAACCGGCCGGGTCTCCGGAAGCGGATGCCCGGAGGGAACGACTCGCCGCGATGGGTACAGCGCAAGATCGCCGGCGCGAGTTCGTCTCCGATCTCCTGAAGCGAACGATCCCTCGTGACGATGCCATCGAGCTGTTCTGCCTCGTCGCCCTCGAGTCCCAGTGGCCCGAGATCGCGACGACGAGCGCGGCCAAGCTCCTCGGCTTCGAAGACGAGATGACCGATCTCAAGAACTTCACCCATCGCACCGCGGAGAACCGGGTGCGTGTGCTGATGGCGATCGCCATCGATCTCCTCGAAGCGGAGCTCGATCCCGAAGCGATCCTCGACACGAAGCCGGAAGAGCTGACCCCCTTCCAGACTTACTTCGAGGTTCTCGAGCGGCACGGATACGAGCCCAACGACGTCGAGATGGCGATGGTCGGCGCTGTCGCGGGGGCCGAGGAGAAGGAGGCCGCCAATGCCTAAGTCGTCGTTCCGCATCAACAAGGAAGCGCTCATCGAGGAAGTCGGAAAGCGCCGGGCCGAAGCGCAGGAACGATTCGAGGCCGATCGTGACGGTTACGACGAAGCCGTCGAGCAATGGAAGACCGAATCAACGGCAATCCTCGAGAAGGGACTCGCTGCAGTCGCGAAGGGTCGGCCACCTGGAAGGAGCCGTTACGACCGAGGGGTCGTTGAGGTCCCGGCGTTCCCCAAGAAGCCGAAGCGAGCCGATTACGTCGCGCGCTTCGATCGGACCCTGGAATACCTCGGAAAGGTTGACCAGGCCGCGCTGACTCTCGATCAAGAGGGCTACGAGCGCATCATCAACGGGCGCTAGTTCATGGCAGAGCGTTCAGACCACCACGTGAAGGAAGTTAAGACGCACGTCCTCACGCGCGACGACTTCGACTACGTGGCTTTGCTCACCGACATCGCGTTCTTCCTCGCGGCTAAGGCCCCGGGTGATCAATCGCGAGTCGTTGTTCTCGGTCTGACGTTTGCGTCACACCTCGCGTACGACGAATGTGGCCAGGCGTGCAAGGGGGCCGAAGGTCTGAGCGCCACGGTCTTCTACGACGTCATTGAGGTCGCGTGATGAAGGCCACGGTCTACGTCGGGGATTGTCTTGACGTTCTCCCTACCTTCGAAGAGAACTCGATCGACAGTGTTGTCGCTGATCCACCCTATGGCCTTGGTTTCATGGGCAAGGATTGGGACCGATCGTTTCGTCGTGCCAGTAATCCCGCCGACGCGGAACGATCCAATGTCTTCGGTCGCACATCGCGTACGAGTCCTGAGTATGAGACTGGAGACACGTTTGACCCTTCGACTCTCGAAGACCGGGTTGGACGACGGGATCAACTCGGTGCAGAGCATTGGCGAAGGAAGGGCAGGTCGAAGCCCCGGTCGCAATCGGCATTCGCGAATGGCGCAGGTGAGGCTGGCTCTTACGACTGGGCGCGCAACAACGAGTTTCAGCTTTGGTGCGAAGCGTGGGCCGCAGAGATCATTCGAGTGCTCAAGCCTGGCGGGCACCTTCTCTCGTTCGGCGGCACGAGAACAGCTCATCGATTGGCTGCCGGAATCGAAGACGCGGGGTTTGAAATCCGGGATGCAATCGAGTGGCTCTACGGGTCGGGGTTTCCGAAGTCTCGCAATCTCGATGGTGAACATGAAGGTTGGGGAACAGCGCTAAAGCCCGGTCATGAACCGATCATCGTTGCTCGTAAACCGCTGTTCGGAACGGTGCAAGCGAACATGGCCGAGTTCGGTGTGGGCGCCATCAACATCGCCGGTTGTCGTGTCCCTGGCGAACGGGGTGATGGCAACTGGACCGGTATGGATCGGGAGGGTAAGGGCCTATTCGTCAATTCCCCACAGCACAAGGACTTCATTGGTGAGGCGAGCGACGCAGGGAGGTGGCCGCCGAACGTGGTCATGTCCCACTCCCACGACTGCGATGAGTCGCATTGTGAAGGGGACTGTCCGATCGCTCAACTCGATGGACAGAGCGGTCAGCTGATATCGGGTGCAAACCCGTCGCGTCGAGGCTCCGACAAGTCCAGGGAGGTCTACGGGTCCTTCGGCGGCCAGAGCAATGCATCGGTTCGCCGTGGAAAGGATGTCGGAGGCGCGTCGAGATTCTTCTACGTAGCGAAGGCGTCAAGGCGCGAGCGTGATCTAGGACTCGATGACCTCGATGAGCGTCCGTTGCTGTGGAGCTCTGGAACGAAGAGCCCTGGGACGTTCCAATCGGAAGGGACGAACCGCAAGGCTCGGAACTATCACCCGACCGTCAAGCCCATTGAACTGATGCGCCATCTCGCTCGGCTGGTTACGCCGAGGGGGGGGGCGTTACTCGACCCGTTCTGCGGTTCCGGCACGACGGGAGTCGCTGCTGTGCTTGAGGGCTTCGAGTTCATAGGCATCGAACGCGAGCGTGATTACGTGGAGATCGCGCGCCGGCGCATTGAGCATTTCGGCCTCAACCCTCCGACCGTCGAAGACCGATCGAGGCCGGACCTCGATGAGCAGCAGGAGATGGCGCTGTGAAGGTCGCGACGACGTGGGAGGAGTTCGTCTGGCCGGAATGGGTCCCGCTCGATGTGCGCGCATCGATCGAATCGTTCTGGTCGAGTGAGAGCGGACGTAGTCCCCGTGAGTGGCTAGAGAACGCAATCCACAACGGCGCTCCGGAGATGGGATCTGTCGTCGAAGGCCCGAACGGGTTCGGTCCCAACGCCCCGACGACAACCGGCCGCTTCGTCTTCTGTTGGAACAACATCTGCCGTCTCGTTCACGACGACGGCACCTTCAGCTACAGCTCATTTGACCGTCTTACGCAGTCCCGCGAGGGGGCCGGGACGGTTTGAAAGCTCGGTTCAGGAGTGGGGATTCCTCGTCGATCGGTCCTGCCGGTCAGACGAGAGGTGCGCAGCCTAGTGAGAACCCACTGTCTCCCCCCTCCTGGCCGACATCTTGACCGAGGAGGGCTAGATGGGGAAGACCGGAACACTCGTTCGTAACGACGGCAAGACCGCTCACATCACCGTCGACGTCAGCGCGTTCGACATCGGGATCCGTCGCTACGAGCACACCGAACCGATGGAGATCGAGCCTTACCACTACAAGCTGCCGTGTTTCTGCGGGACCGAGATCCACCTGATCCCCGAGAACGGTCGGAGCGCGACGTGCCCCAAGGAGGACTGCCAGGGCTTCGCGTACTTCTCCAACAACCGGGCGTCACTGGAGCTCCGCGATGGCTGAGTTCTGCAAGTGCGACCACCTCATGGGGAAGCACCTCCACGTCAACCTCGGCGGGGACACCAAGGAATACGGACGCTGCACCCTGTGTCCCTGTCGTCAGTTCCGTCGGGTCGCGACGCCACCTTTCGATGATCCGGATGGCGGGAGGCGAGGCGACTGATGGCCGCGTCTTTCTTCATCTGCGAATCGTGTCGCAAGAAACGGCCGATCGAGCAGCTCGCGTCGAAGCCTGGGAGCTACGAGCCGTGGTGTAAGCCGTGCAAGAACCCGCCATCTCGGGGACGCATCCTTAACGTCAGGTCGCCGCGACCGCTCGTCCGCGTCTGGGCTCCGGTGGGTGACCGATGAGCGTTCAGATCGCCCACTGCCCCGAGCATGGTCTCCACGGTGCCCGCGACACGTGCTTCGAGTGTGGGGGCCCGGTCGAGCAGATCACGATGCTTCCGGTCAGCGATGTCGAGAAGCTCAGTCCGGGGGCCGACGACGTCCTCGTGTTTCGTACCGCGAACGACATCCTGCCGGAGCAGGCTGCGTCGCTCTTCGAGTGGTGCCGAACTAACCATCTCCGTGCGGTCCTGATCAATCAGGCCGAAGACACAGTCACGATCGGCGACTCGGACGGCCTCAGGCTTTTGAACGAGGTCGGCGAGTGGTTGAACGAACACGATGCCTGGTACGCGGTCAAGCCACCCTGGGGTGACGGGACCTTCGTTATCGAGGGCAACCCGGATCCGCACGTTGGCACCTTTCTCGCCGATTGTGAAGACCAAGCGAACCCTCTCGAAGGAGATGCTGACCTCGAGACCTCCGAAGCTCGAAACCGGGCCGCGGCGATAGAGGAGGCACACGCCTTCGTCATCAAGCTGCGCGATGTCCTGACGCAGCTGCTCAGTTACCCGAAGTACGCGACGGGCATGGAACTACCGATTCCTGAGGAATCACCATGAGCCGTGCCGCGCTCGTTCTCATCGCTGCCGTCATGGTCTTCACGTCGGCCTCGGTCGCCAACTCCGACTACCAGAACGTGAAGTGCCTCGATCAAGACCGGCGTTGCGCGAACGCCCAAGAGGCGATCCATCACTTCTTCGGCGACTTGGCGCACCGAACGATTCACGTCTTCTCGTGCGAGTCCGGACTGCGTCGGTGGTCGCGGGTCCACAACGACTCGACGCAATACAAAGGCATCGCTTCGGCCGGCGAGAACTTCCGCTCCGCCTACTGGACTAGCGATCACCCGTGGAGGATCTGGAATCAGATCAAAGCCGCATGGCGCGCGTCGCAGGACTCGGTTCGAGCTGGGAAACCTCGTTTCGCTCATTGGGGCGAAGGCCAAGACTGGGGCTGCGCATGAACGGGCGCGGTTCCGCGACGCTCTACATCAAGACCTGCGCTCATCGCGATCGGTGTACGTGCGACATCATCGAGTTCCGCGATCTCCGGCCGCTGACGTGCAGCAAAGACCCGACGAGTGAGTGCTACGGGTTGCCGATGGGTTTCGACCCGGATTACTGGATCGACACGATCTGGGGTCGCCTCTACACATTCCGGTGCTCGAGCTGTGGCTACAGGAACCACGTCGACAAGCTGTTCATGGGACGTCCCTACGTCGTTGAGGTCGCGTGATGCTCTTCGACATCGATGTCACGGGTCGCGACCGCGACTGGGATAGAGAGCGTCGAGAAGGTCTCGATGCAGCTCGCGGCATCCTGTTCGGTCTCGCCTTCTCGATCCCGATCCTGTGCTTGATCGTCTACGCGGTGACGCGATGAAGAGGCGATTCCTGACGTGGCGCGACGGAGTGCTGTTCGCGATGCTCGTTGCGACGCTCACTCGTCGCGGGATGACGCCGACCGAAGCCGACGCAATGGCTCATCAGCTAGTCAACACACCCGTCCGCGCGCTGCTGTGGAGGTTGCGATGACCGCCGAGTCAACACTGACCGAACCGCGAGTCTCCGAGGCGCCCGCCGGTGAGAAGTCCACTCACATCTGGAACCCAAGGGACTGCGCTCCGGGTCGCTATCTCTGCGGCAAGCGCATGAGTCCGACCCGACGACCAGGCGTGGGCGGGGCCTGGTGCCCGCTCTGTGTGTCGATCCGGAAGGGTGAGCTAGATGCCTGACGCCGCCGAATCAACTACTGACTACCTCGTCGTCTTCGGACGCGAGGCGGCGACGGAGGTGAACCGCCCCGCCGGCGGCCGGTGGTCGTGGTCTCCTCCGATCCAGGCCATCGCTCAGGACGGCTACAAGTTCCGTCACCTGCACCCGGCACGATGGACGAACTTCCTCGAGCTCTGCGAGGGGATGATCGGAAACCTTTATGACCAAGGCTTCCGGATCGCCAAAGGCGTCGATCCGGAGAGCACACCCTTCGAGCAGCTGCGTCTCATGTGTGAACGGGGGCAGAGCCAGGGCCGCAACATCCTCGAGCTGTTCGACATTCAAGACGTTGACCCCAACGACGACGATCATATGTACGTCATCGAAGAGATGTGTCGTCTCGTTGCCCGGATCATGCGGCCGGTCTTGGGGGAAACGTGAAACAGGCTCGCAGTCTGTTGTGGACGCTGGTCTCGTGGATCGCAAACCTTCGACGTCAAGGGTTCACGCGAACGATCGTGGTCGCAGCGGAGCGCAAGGCGTTTCCGCTCTATCCCGTCGCTCCGCCGGAGGTCCCGATTGCGGGGGCCGGGCGCCGCGACGCGCACCTTCGTCGCATCCTCAGCTACATGCACACGTGCGTTTCCGTCAAGCAGCTCACTCCCTGCCTGGCCTGTCGCTGCCTGGAGATTCTCAACGGGATCGACCGCCCGATCGTCGAAGACGAGCTGAAGCGAGCAGCGTTCCGTCTGCCGGACGAGATCGAGCGGGTGCGCGTCCATGTCCGTTCCTGACGCCGCCCCACTGTCGATCGCTGACCTTCTCGACAGTTACCGCTTCACGTATCAGTCCGAGGCCGAACTCCAGAACAGCATCTCGATGTTGCTCGCGTCGCAGGGATGGGACTTCGAACGAGAGGTTCGCCTAACCGACCGCGATCGGATCGACTTCCTCATCGGCAAGCTCGGTCTCGAGGTGAAGATCAAGGGTTCGTGGGCCGAGACGTTCCGGCAGCTGCAGCGATACGCGGCGAGCGATCGCATCGAAGGTCTCCTGCTCGTCACCACGAAGCTCCAGCACGTTCGTCTGGTCCGTGAGATCGGTGGCAAGCCGCTCGTCATCAAGTGGATCGGCGCGGCGTTGTGAAGACGGTAGGGACGCTCTCATACGCTCATCCGGAGGACTCACGGCGCGGCCACTACGTCATCGCCGCGGAGCCACACGTGATGATTCGACTGAAGCGGATGTTCGCCCGGGTCAACCTGTATCGAACCGGGTGGGTATCGATTCTCGACACACCTGAGGTCGCCCGCGATCTGCAGTGGCTCCTCGAGCGCTTCGCCTTCGAGGTCGATGACGTAACGCTCGCTCGACTGCATCGCGGAGCGGAGGAACATCGCGTTCAGGAAGAGGCGGTCGAGGCGATCCTCCGCGGCGATCGACCGCGACTGCAGCTCGTCGAACCGGCCCGGCCGGCGCGGGAATATCAGCAGGTCGCCGCTGATCTAGCGATCTCGACGGGACGTCTCCTCATCACCGACGAGCTCGGACTCGGAAAGTCGATGACCGGGGTCCTCGTGTTGCGCGCCCCCGATGCTCTTCCGGCTCTCGTGGTGACGCTTACTCATCTCCAACATCAGTGGGTCGACGAACTGCAGAAGACGTTGCCGATGCTCAAGGCGCATATCGCGAGGAAAGCGAAGCCGTACGACCTCAGCAAGATCCGGGGCCTCGATGGTGAGCCCGACGTCCTGATCATGAACTACCAGAAGGTCGCCGGATGGGCCGACCATCTCGCCGGCCTGATCCGTTCGGTGATCTTCGACGAAGCCCAGGAGCTCCGCCGCGACATGACGCTCAAGTACGTCGCCGCGGCGCAGATCGCCGATGCCGCTCGTTACCGGATCGGCCTCACCGCGACTCCGGTCTACAACTACGGCGGCGAGATGTGGAACGTGATGAACGTCCTGGCTCCGGATGCACTGGGGACCAAGGAAGAGTTCACGCGGGAATGGGGAGCGGGGTCACGCCATGACCACGTGATGGTTCGGGATCCCGAAGCTCTCGGAACCTACCTCCGCTCTGAGGGCCTCATGATCGGGCGCACCCGGAAAGAGGTCGGCCGGGAGCTGCCGGAAGTGATCCGTATCGTGCAGCACGTCGACGCCGACGAAGAGACGCTTCAGAAGCTCTCCGGCGACGCGGTCGAGATGGCCCAGCTGATCCTGTCGTCGAGTGCCGACAGCAAGGAACGGTGGAAGGCATCCGGGGAACTTGACTGGAGACTGCGACAGGCGACCGGGATCGCCAAGGCGCCCTACGTCGCCGCGTTCGTGCGGATGCTGCTCGACTCCGAAGAGCAGGTCGTTCTGTTCGGGTGGCACCGCGCCGTCTATGACCTGTGGGCCGAACAGCTGCACGACCTGAACCCGGTCTTCTACACCGGCACCGAGAGCCCCAACCAGAAGCTTCGAGCCGAGGCGCTGTTCAAAGGTGGCCACGCTCGCGTGATGATCATGTCACTGCGTGCAGGAGCGGGACTCGACGGTCTTCAGGAGATGTCCCACGTCGCAGTCTTCGGCGAGCTCGACTGGTCACCCCAGGTTCACGGTCAGTGCGTCGGACGTCTCCACCGCGATGGCCAGAGCGATCCCGTCGTCGCCTACTTCCTCCTGTCCGACGAAGGCTCCGACCCGGTCATCGCCGAGGTGCTCAACCTGAAACGGATGCAGTCCGACCCGATGCTCAACAAGGACTGGAAGATGGTCGCCCCGGCCGCGGCCGCGCCGGAACGCGTGAAGATGCTCGCCGCCGAGGTGCTGCGCCGATCGGGCGTGGTGATTCCACAGGAATCACTCGACGACGAAGAGACTGCCTAGAAACCCGAGAATGTTTGTAATCTCTGTTGACATTGAGGTAATCAAAGATTACACTCTGTCTATGTTCGAAGGCATGGAGGGTGACAAGCAGCGGGTGCTGCAAGGCCTCTTAAAAAGGTCTGATGCCGAAAGGCAGGGGTTCGAGTCCCTCACCCTCCGCCCCTTCGGGGGCATGGATGAAGGGAGTGGTGAAGTGGGACAAGAAACCCCACGCGAGCCGAACCTTGGCGACCTCGTCATCGTTCTGCTCGCATCGACCCTCGCGGGTCTGCGCGACCGTCTCGAAACAGACGGGTACAAGGAAGCATCGGAGTTCGTCGGCACGCTCACAGAGCAGGCTGATGACTACCTGGCGGTGGCGCGATGACGCAGACCGTCACGGGGGCCGGGGCGCAAGCCTCGGTTCCCACTCTCGTCAGTTCCGACACGACGCTGGTCGTTCGCAAGGCCCGTAAGCAGTGGCGCTGCATCTGTGCGAACGAGTTCCGCCGCTTCGAGGTCATCACGTACCACGACGGCGTCCCGGCCGCACCGATCTACAAGCCCACTCGTCACGCCGCCGAGGTCACCGCCGAGTATCTCCTTCTCAGTCCGGGCACCGAAGCGGCGCACGTTCACCCGGTTCGCAACCCGAACTACCGCTCCGACTGCCTCGTCGACATTCAGCCAGGCGACACCTACATCGAGTATCTCGCCGAGGCTGAGCCCTTCTCCCACGGATCGTCGTACTGCGTGACCTGCGCCGTCGCCGTCTGGGATGAGATCGAGGTGGTCTCGTGAAGTTAGCGCTCATCACAGACGACGGCGAGGTCATCGAGGTCGTCGATGGCATCGAGGAATACAACCTCGACAAGACGATCGCTCGAGCATCCGTCGTCAATGAAATCCAGGCGGCGGTACATAGGTCGGTGGCATCGTGAGTAACCAGCGAGCTCGAGCCCACGCTAAGCACGCCCACTACTGCTCGTGCGGCAAGGTCGTGTGGGGGAACGGCGGCAAGGCGGGTCACGCCTACATGCACGAGCGCCGTCAGGACGGCCACGGATTCATCGGCCCGGTGCTGCACCGCGAACGGTTCCCCGAAATCTACGAGGCCCGGGAGAAGGCAAGTCGTGACGCTATCGAGCGCCCTGGTGGGTCTGGGGGTGCTCGGTGAAAGCGGAAAACAAGACCGATCTCACGATGCTCCCGAGATCGGCATGGCCGGTGAGCCCGTACAACAGGCGCCTCCACCCAGGACCGCGACCGCAGCTGGAACAGGAACGTCGAGATGCGATCGCCGAAATGGACACGATCACGGCCGCTCCTCAAGGCGCTCGCTGCATGGCGATCATCGGTTACGGAAGAAGGCCGACCGAGGAGCAATGGGCGGTTCTCCGCTGGTCGGGCTCTCCTCCGACCGAGGTCCTGTGCCGGAAGAAGGCGACGGTCAACATCGGTTGCAACTTCTGCGAGGAGCACGGGGCTGAACATCTGGCTGAACGGATGCGGCATCAGCTCCGCAACGCGTACCAGGACTGGAGCTGGGAGACGCGTGAGCGTCTCGTTGGCCACCCCCTCATTGATCGTTGGGAGGATTGGGAACGCGACGGTCTCGCCCTTTGCGAGCAAGACGATGACGGAGAATGGAAGCGCTGTGGCTCGACCGAGCGCAGAACCTACGTCCGTGCTGGTCTCGGACCTGATCTGTTCGGGGCGCACCTGCGTGAACTCGGTTACCGAGTGGTCGAGCCGCTCTGGGGCCTCTTCGAGGACGATGAACCGGATGTCGAAAGCATGGCGTCATGACCGCTACCGAGGTTCTAATGGGGGCCGTGAAGTTCTACGGGATCTCGGAGATCGCCGACGAGCTCGACGAGCGCCGTCAGACCGTCGCGCAGTGGTATCGCCGCGGCAAACTCCCGGAACCCACCGAAGTCCTGGCGATGGGCCCCGTGTGGACGGGCAAAGCGATCGCACCTTTCCTCCGGGAGCAACGCCGGCTCAAGAAAGGGAAGCCGTGACCCATCCTGGAAGCCAGTTCGTGAGGGAGGTCTCGGGGGCCCTGAAAGCGACCATCAACGCGCATGGGCCAATCGACGTCGACAACATCCCGTCGGCCACCAAACGGGTCACCCACGCCTTACGGGAGGCGATGAAGCGAGAGCGTGACCGCATGATGAGGACGCAACCTCGGAAGGATCCCGTGGTCGTGGAAGCGATAGCTCTTCTCGAGGACCTCGTTAGCGGCGATGAATATGCCAACTGCATCACGGGCGATCCACACGTAGACGACACTGAACACATCTGCTTTTACTGTGGAGGCGAGTTTCACTGGCCGGATCGGTTCGATCACAAGTCCGACTGTGCGTATCTGAAGATCGTCGAGTTTCTGAAGGCAAGGGGCCGACACGAAGGGACGGGGCAATGAGGGTTGAGGTCTATAGATGCGAGTCGTGCAAGCGGATCCAGCTGCAGGCGACCGTGATGCCACCCGGCAACACCGCGGCTGACGAAACGTGCCCGGTTTGTAAGGGGGCCGTGACTCGCGTTGGGAGTGGAGACATCCCGATCATGGGCGAACCCAAGGGACGCGAGTGAGGGCGCCAAAATTGTCGCACCCTCTCAATACGGTGCTTGAGAGATGAGCCAGGGCAGCGCAATCGAGTGGACCGATGCAACGTGGAATCCGACCACCGGATGCCGAAAGGTCTCGCCCGGCTGCGACAACTGTTACGCAGCGACGTTGGCGAAGCGACTGAAGGCGATGGGCAACGCTCGCTACCAGAACGACGGCCCCGACGGCCCCGGCTTCGGTCTTACGTTGCACTGGGACAAGATCACGGAACCTCTTACGTGGAAGAAACCGCGCCGAGTCTTCGTCAATAGCATGTCGGATCTCTTCCACCCGTCGGTGCCCGCCGATTTCCTGCTGCGGTGCTATCGCGTGATGACCGAGGCATCAGCGCATCAATTCCAAGTGCTGACGAAGCGACCGACGTACATGGCCCGTATCGTCCCGGCGATCCTCGAAGAACTCGGGCTTGAGGAACCTCCTCCGAACATCTGGCTGGGGACGTCGGTCGAGAATCAGGAGTGGGCCGATAAGCGGATACCGCCGCTGACCGAGACTCCAGCTGCGGTGCGGTTTCTTTCGTGCGAGCCTCTACTCGGACCCGTCGACTTGACGATGCATCTCGACAAACTGAGAGCGTCCGATACGCCCGTTCCGATCGAGTGCGAGCATGGTTACGACGCTTGTCCGATGTGCGACGCGAACCGGATCCACTGGGTGATCGTCGGAGGTGAGTCCGGACCCAACCATCGCCCGTTCGATCTCGACTGGGCGAGGTCTCTTCTGAAGCAATGCAGGAGGGCCGACGTTCCCTTCTTTTTCAAGCAGGTGGGTGGCCGAACGCCGAAGGCCGGGGGCCGGGACCTCGATGGGGAGACGTACAGCGAATTTCCTATCCCCCCTCGATCCGACTTCGCCGTTCCGGCGTAAACAACGACATCTGAGGGTCGGGCCCGCCGCTCGTCACGGTATTAAAGATGTGGTTCATGATCTTGAACCCAAGATCATGCTCGCTCGCGAAGATGAGGAAGTACCGGAGCCGGCCGTCGAAGCCTCGATCACGGATCTCTCGATCCAGGACGTACGTGTAGCCGAGCTCCCGCAGACCGTTGCCATAGAGCCGAACGTAGTCGCCGGTCGCCGTGTCGGTTGAGATGCGGCCAAGGGCTCGAGCCTGATGGATGTCACGCCACTTCTCGTTGCCGTACATGTGCGTCATCTTTTCGGCTGCCCAATCCTGGACAGTGCCGTCCTTCGCGAGCATCCGCAGGAAGCCTGTGTGGGTTGCCAGAAGAATCAGTTGCTCCAGCTTGGTCTTCTTCGTCTTGAATCGAGCGACTGCTTCGACCGTTGACCACGCGAGTTCGGTCCCTTCAGGATCGAGCAGCACGAGTCCCGGGTCCCACGCGCCGAGGACTTCCCCCATTGCGGGCACGAGATCGACGTTGCAGTCCCCTTGCCTCACCTTCGCGCGATCCCCGTACTTGGCGGTGCGTTGGCGCAGGACATCAACCGTTTCCTCGTCGAGATCCATGAGCAGACAGGATGAAAAGACCGGCTCGGCTTCGAGGGCGAGCAACGGCGACCCGGAGACCCTCTTACTTCCGATCAGGTTCACGCCGAGGCTGGAGAACCCGTCGACGAAGTGAAACGCTGGCGCGCGTTGACACGCGTTCGCGAAGGCGAGCAGGTAGCGCCACACGATCTCCAGTTTCTCGAGAGTCCACGGTCCCGCGCCGGACGTGCGTACAGGAAGGTCATCGTCGGGAGGTGGAGGTGGCGGCCGAACCTCTTTCCGGGGCATCCCCCAATCGTACTTAGAAGGGTTAAAACGAACCTAGAGAGCTGAAATCACGTCGTTACGAACGACACGTCGCTAAGATGCACGCACGGCTCACTGCGCGGGCCACCTTCGAACGTAGAGGCGAAAGGTTCGTGCAGCGCGATGCCGCAGAGACCACTCTCCTACTGCACCAACTTCCCAGCGTGCAGGAACAAGACCGAGTCGGGCCGGTGCCGGTCGTGCCGCCGCGAGGCTGAAAGAACCCGGGGATCCGCCGCCAAGCGCGGCTACGACCGCGTCTGGGAGAAGCGCCGGCGCGAGTACCTCGAGAAGGAACCGATCTGCGAGCACCCCGACTGCAGTGAGCTCGCCACCGACGTCAACCACAAAGACGGCGCCGGGCCCCACGGCGACAACTCCGACGACAACCTCGAGGCACTCTGCCATTCGCATCACTCCCAGGTCACAGCGAAGCAGCACGGGGGATTCGGACGGTCGCGGCGAGCTGGCACGTGTTCGGAGTGTGGCCAACCCGTAACGAATCGAAAGAGCCTGCGAGACGGCATCTGCCCCGTCTGTCGCGCGCGGCCGTTCACCCGGGCTGACCAAACGGCGGTGGGTTGCGGTGAGTGATCGCAAGAAGATGATCCCCGACAAAGAGGGCCGGGCCCAGAAGGTCGACCCGAAGCCGGGATCCGACTACCCCTACCATCGAACCACCGACTGGGACCGCGACTGCAGGGTCCGTCTCCCCCATGACCACCTCGTCAAGTCCTACGCGATCACGCAAGCGCAGTTCGAGGCGATGGCATGACGACGATCGTGGCGACGTGCGAGACCTGCGGTGACGTCGGACTCGCGCCCGGGGAGATCGTCCTGCAGCTCACCGCGAGCAGGGATGCCAACAACTTTGCGTTCTCGTGTCCCCGGTGCAAGGGATTCAATCGTCAACACGCAGATGACGTGATCGTTCGGCTCCTCGTCTACGGCGGCGTCATGCCCACCGTCGTTCACGTCCCTGCCGAGGCTCTCGAGCCGAAAGAGGGGCCACCGATCTCCCATGACGACATCCTCGAGTTTCACGAGGCTGCAGAGGCTCTCGTCGAACACGTCGCCGAACAAACCAAGACGCCGATTCACTACCTGAGGGGTCGGGGGCCGGGATGAACAAGCTCGCGATGCAGCTCGCCTTAATGCCGAGTTCCGTGATCCGGACCCTCTATCGGTGCAACGAAGCCCTCCGTGACGATCGGGGGCCGGGCCGATGAGCGTCACCTATACGGACGCGCCCGTCGTCAAAGAGATCGCACAGGGCCTCATCCCACAGCATCACCCTCACCTTGAGGGGGCCCGGATCGAGTACGTGTTCCGATCGAAGCGGCTCACGAGCAACGGAAAGATCGTCGCCGGCAAGGCACGCAAGGTCACGGGCCTGAATGCGTTCCTCGCAACGAAGCCGCCGGCCTTCGGTGGTCTCCCCTTCTTCGTCATCGAGATAGCCCAGGACGTGTGGGACGCGCTCCCCCGGCCTCAACAGGTCGCTCTCGTCGATCACGAACTCTGTCACTGCTTCCGGGAGATCGATGACGACACGGGCGAATGGGAGCTATCGATCCGCCCGCATGACGTAGAAGAGTTCGCCGAGATCGTCTACCGGCACGGTCTCTGGTCACAGGATCTCGATCACTTCGTGACGAACTCGAAGCAGCTGAGGTTGACGTCGTGAAGCCCGTCGACCAGTTGATCGTTGGTCCCGGCGGATTGTCGGACGGGACCCCGGCGGTAGGTGACTGTTGGCGTGCGTCGATCGCATCCGTGTTGGAGCTCCCCGCCGAAGAGGTCCCTCACTTCGGAGCGATGTCGCTCGAAGAGTGGTGGCCGGCGACGCAGGACTGGCTTAACGCACGCGGTCTGTTCCTCCTCGAATGGGATTACGACCCAGAAGGGTTCGCGCTGCCCGGCTACACACTCCTGAGCGGGAAGAGCCCACGCGGCGACTACGACCACACGGTCGTCGGTTGGGGTCTCGAGCCCGTTCACGATCCACATCCATCACGCAGCGGGCTCGTCGGTGCGCCCAAGCGGTGGGCCGTGTTCGTCGCGCTCGATCCGTCTGCAGCGATTCCTAAGGAATCTCTCGTTGGTGATCGGGGGCCGGGATGAACATTCGGTTCCGACCTCTAACAGCGTGGCCGCACGGCGACACAGATCCACGTCGCTCGCGCCTCACGTTCAAAGCCGGATGGCAGAGCACACTCGATCTCCTCGAGCGAGAGCTGTGGTTCCTGGACGCCGACAACGTCATCATCGGAGCGTTCCTCAGGGAACAGGACATCCGGCTCGATGGGCTTCCACGATCGAACGCTCTCGTTCCACATCACCCGGGCGTCGAGGTGTCCTTCGACTCACCACATGGCCGCCTCATCTATGCGACGGATGTCTGCGAGTTCTGGCAGCACAACATCCGGTCGATCGCTCTCGGCCTCGGATCGTTACGGGCCGTCGATCGCTACGGCATCACTCGTCGCGGTGAGCAGTACGCAGGGTGGAAGGAACTTCCCGCTGGCATCGCGGTCCCTGCTGGGCTCACGCCGGAGCTCGCCGCCGAGTTCATCGCGTTCCATGCACGCTTCGAAGACAACGGATCAGAGCAGAGGATCCTGAGCGACTGGGGCTTCTTCGAGCACGCTTACCGACTAGCCGCGAAGCGACTGCACCCCGATGCCGGCGGCAGCGATGCCGACTTCCAGCAGCTTCAGGAAGCTAAGGCCGTCCTCGATCAACACGTGCGGAACGTCGCATGAAGCACGAGCAGAAGGTCAAAGCCTTCCTCCGCAGGCACAAGCAGGTCGTCGCGCTCCCCATCCTCAACGAGGACGGCGTGCAGGTCGGCAGAGCGCTCGTAGCTCTCGACCACATGTACTGGCTGAACGGCCTCAACATGATGTGCATTACCGATCAAGCATCGGATCAGGATGAGAAGGGGAATAATCCGGCGCCCGGAATCCGGCAGCGACCGATTCCTATGGAATCACCCACGTCGGCCGAAGCGATTCCTGAGGGATCGGAGCCGGGCCGATGAAAGCATGGCTGCGACATTGGCGGCACCTCAAGCTCGCTCGTCGGTACAAGTCGATCGAGAAGATCGAGGCGAAGCTACAGCCCGATCTCGTCGCCGCCGAGATGCGCAGAGACTTCACGGCTGAGTCGTTCGCCACCATCGACCGGGCGCAGAAGGCGAAAGGGATGACGCGGCAGCAGCGTCGCCACTCCAGACGTCAGGTGGTGAAGGCGAAGTGACCGATCGCCTTGAGGGAAAGCTTCTCGACTACTGGTCGAAATACATCCACGACGCGGCCGAGACCCTCGGTCTACGTGACTGGGAGATCGTTCTCAAGACCGACTTGTTGGATGAAGAGGAAGACGACAACGGCGCTCTTCCCTTAGCGCAGTGCAACTTCACGGACGGACGTAAGCACGCGGTGGTTCAGCTCTCTCTCGAGTTCATAGGTCGCGCCGCTCAGGTCCAGCGGTACGTCATCGCCCACGAGCTCGTGCACTGCCACTTCGGTCCTGCATGGCGGCAGGTTGAGAAGGATCTCAGCGCGATCCTCGGTCGGCCAGCAGAGACCGTCTTCTGGAATGCGTTCGAGAGGAACATGGAGCTGGGGATCGATGGCGTCGCTCAGCTCGCCGATGTTCTTCCGCTGCCCAAGCAACCTGATGGCGGGGCCAAATGAACAGATACGGGGTGGGGGTACCTCCGGTAGACCCCACGAGCTGTGGACCGTCGGGCAGCGTTTCGCGCGCCCCCTGGGGTTCGACGGAATGCGCGGAAGGCCGATAAATGGCAGGAACCACGCCCGGACCAGCGGCCCGCCCAAAGCTTCAGGTCGTCCGAGAGGGCAATCCCGGCCACAAAGCCCTTCGCGAGGGCGGGCTTGGGCTGCCCCCGGAGGCTCCGCGTGAGCCGAACTGGGTCCAGTGGTTCCCCGCGGCCGCGCGTGGCGCTGCCAAGGAACCGCGCGCCCTCGTCAACAAGCGATGCCGGGAGGTAGCTCGCCGCGCGTGGCGTCTGATCGTCCCGCAGCTCGATTCCCAAGGAATATTGGTCAAGATCGACGCCCTCGTTCTCCAGGATCTCTGTCTCGTCGCCGCGCGCATCGACCAGGCCGAGCGGGACGTGTCGGAGCACGGCATCTGGGTGATGGGTGAGCGCGGGGCCCAAAAGAACCCCTCGATGACCGCCCTCCATCAGCTGCGAACGCAGTTCAAGTTCTATTCCGGTCAACTCGGTCTCACGCCGGTCGCGCGCGATGCACTGACAGGCGGAGCGGATGACGACGACAACAGCCCATACGACGTCTAGCTCCCCTCCGCTAGTTTTCACGCCGCCACCCTCGCCCGATCCGGGCGATCCGAACTACGTCCCCGGGGCCTGGTTCGACGAAGTGGCCGTGGATCGAGTGGTTTCGGCTCTGGCCGGCGTCAAACACACGAAGGGACGTTGGGCCGGGCGCCCATTCGTCCCGGAAGAGTGGCAACTCGAGTGGATCATCAAGCCGGTCTTCGGCTGGAAGCACCCGGACGGCACTCGCATCATCCGAACCGTCTACATCGAGATCCCGAGGAAGAACGGTAAGTCCACCTTGGCATCGGGGTTCGTGATCGTCCTACTGGTTGCTGACGGTGAGATGGGGGCCGAGGTCTATTCGGCCGCGACGACCAAGCCACAGGCGGCCATCGTTGGTGAAGAGGTCAAGAAGATGGTGCGTAGCGCGCGCCAACTCCGAAACAAGCTCGAGCTCCTCCGCGACCTGATCCGGGTCCCACGAACCGGAAGCATCTTCAGAGTCCTCTCCAAGGTCGCCGAGGCCGCCCACGGTCTGAACGTCCACGGAGGCGTTATCGACGAGCTCCACATCCACAAGAAACGGGACCTCGTCGACGCCATCGAGACCGGGACCGGTTTCCGCGATCAACCGCTCATCATCTTCATCACGACCGCCGACGAGGGCGACGAGTACACGATCTACGCCGAGAAACACAACCGAACGCGCCGGATCGCGAGCGGAATCATCAAGGATCCCACCTTCTACGGCGTCATTTGGGCGGCTGAGGATGATGATGATCCCTTCTCCGAGGAAACGTGGAAGAAAGCCAACCCGGGCTACGGCGTCACGCTCCGACCCGAGTACGTGTTCAAAGAGGCTGAGCGCGCGCGGACGGAACCAAGCTATTTCCCGGTGTTCCTCAGGCTTCAGCTCAATCGCCGGCAGAAGTCCGAGAAGAAGTGGTTCGACGTCGAAGACTGGAAGGCCGGGGAGACCAACGGAACCCTGCTGACGCCCGACGCGCTTCGAAATGATCTCTGTTGGGCCGGGCTCGACCTGTCGTCATCGATCGACCTCACTGCGTTCGGGATGGTGTTCCCTCGGAACGACTGGCTCGACCTCCTTTTGCGGTTCTGGATGCCGTCGGATCGGGTCGAGGAGAGATCCGAACGCGATGGGGTTCCTTACGACCAGTGGATCGAGGCTGGCTGGATCACACCGACCGAAGGCAACGTCGTCGATTACGAACAGGTGCGCAACGACATCAATTCAGACGGCGGCCGATACCAGATTCAGTCGATCTCGATCGACCGTTGGAACGCGACCAACATCGCGACCAATCTCGCCGCGGACGGCTTTGAGATCGCCCTCGTTGGGCAAGGGTTCGCCTCACTCTCAGCGCCGTCGAAGGTGCTGGAGCGCGCAGTCGTCGCACAGCGTGTTCGTTACGGGCTGAACCCGGTGATGACGTGGATGGCCGATGAAGTCGAGGTCGTGACCGACAAGGCCGACAACATCAAGCCGGTGAAGCCTGATCGTCGCAAGTCGACGAAACGGATCGACGGCATCCACGCTGTGCTCAACGGAATCTATGGCTGGTTGCACGCGCCAGAAGAGGAGGAGGAAAGCGGAACGCTCGAGTTTCTTCGATAAAGCGTGGTGAACAGAGCCTTGTGACCTAAAGTGACGACGTTGGGGACTGCGCCCCCGCGCGAGCCGCGAACTCGATGGGAGCGCAGGGTTGGTAGACAGCCAGGTCGAGGATCTTCTAGAGCACGGGCAGCCGTTGTGGTGGGTGCACCGGCTCGAATCTCGTCTCGACGAACGCATCCCTACCCTTCAGAGGTACGACGACTACGTCGCCGGCAAACATCCCCTCGCCTTCGCGAGCGACCGATTCAAAGAGGTCTTCGGCGGTCTCTTCGTGGAGTTCGCCGACAATTGGTGCGATCTCGTGAACGACGCTGTGCGTGAGCGCATCAAGGTCAGAGGTTTTCGTTTGGGTGACGAAACCGCCGCCGACGCAGAGGCGTGGCGGGTCTGGCAGAAGAATCGCCTCGACGCCGACTCACAACTCGGTCACTCGGAGCTCCTGAAATCCACTGAGGCGTCCGTACTCGTGTGGAACAACCCGAAGGATGAGGAGACCCCCCGGATAACGATCGAGAGCCCCTTCGAAACGATCGTGGCGCACGCTCCCGGCGATCGTCGTGACCGTCTTGCCGCTCTCAAGCGGTGGAGCGACGACGACGGCATCGAACAGGCGACCCTTTACCTCCCGAACGGCGTCTACAAGTTCACAGCGTCAGGGGAAGCCGAAGACGACGAAGATGAAGAGGGCGGTTCACGGTGGAAGGTCCGTGAGCTCGAGACGGAGCCGTGGCCACTCGCTAACCCTCTAGGCATCGTGCCGGTCGTCACGATGTTCAACAAGCCACGCTTGCGCCCGCGGGAGTTCGGTCTCTACGGTGAGGCGGAGCACGCGAAGGTCATCCCCATCCAGGACGGTATCAACAAGGTGCTCATGGACATGTTCGTCGCGTCGGAGTACGGGTCGTTCCGTCAGCGTTACGTGACCGGCATGGAGCTGGCCACGGATGAGAAGACCGGCAAACGAATCCAGGCCTTCGAGGCAGCAGCTGAGCGGCTTTGGTCAACCAAGAATAAGGATGCGCAGTTCGGAGAGTTCGAAGCCACCGATCTCAAGAACTTCGTTACCGCGATCGAGATGTTGGTGCAACACACGGCTTCGCAAACCCGGACCCCGCCCCACTACTTCTATCTGAAGGGCGAGATGCCGTCCGGTGAATCGATCAAGTCGGCGGAAACGGGTCTCGTGGCCAAGGCCTACGAAAAGATGCTCTTCCTCGGTGAGGATTGGGAAGAGGTGCAAGAGATTTCGTTCATGGTCAAGGGGCAACCCCTGGGCAAGGACGTGATCGTGGAGACGATCTGGGGCGACCCCGAATATCGCACGGAGTCCGAGCACGTCGATGCGCTGCTGAAGCTGAAGAGCCTCGGAATCGCCGAAGAGATCCTGTGGGAGAAGGCGGGACTGAGCCAGACCGAGATCGCACGCAACAAGCGCCTGCGCGCGGAACAGGGCTTCATGCAGGGGGTCTTTAACGCTGATCCGGTCGCCCAGAATGCCAGCTGAGCGCCGATCCCTCGTCCTCACGGAGCGATTCCATAGGAATATCGACGATCTCGCTCTCCAGACCGCCGACCAACTCGCCCGCCGTTTCAACCCATCGCCCGATGACGAGCTAAAGGCCTACTTCGAGGAGTTCATCGGGTTGGCGGCGACGACTGTAGCGGGGGCCCAGTCGGCGGCAGCGACGATCGCCGGCGGATTCTTCCGAGGTCTCGGCTCGATCGAGCTCGGAGAAGGTGTTCTCGCGGAGGAGATGCCCGACAACGCAGGAGCTACCGCCGACGGGCGATCCCTGGAGGAAGCCTTAGGAGCGACGCGCGCCAAGACGCTGCTCGGTCTCAGTAGGGGGTGGCAGCCCGATCAAGCTCGCCTGTTCGCGCGCGCGTCGTTCGGCCGGCTAGCGCGTACCGAGGTCGTTGATGCCGCCGGGCTCGAGCTCACACATCAGATGCAGAACGTTGACGAGGTTCAAGGGTGGCGGTGGCGATCCCGAGGGACATGCGGCGGCTGTCTCGCTCTCGATGACGGGAGCATCCGCGATCCATCGGCCGGAATGGACCGGCATCCGAACTGTCGTTGCCTCCCGGAACCGGTCTTCGATGTGGAAGAACGCGTCGCGCGCCCGACTGGTCATGAACGCTTCGCAGAGATGACCGAGAAACAACAGAACGAATTGCTGGGGGCCGAGAAAGCGCGGCTGTTGCGTATGGGGTTGATCGATTGGCCGCATCTCGTTCACCGCGAACACCATCGCGAGTGGAACGACAGTCTCACCGAACGTTCTTTGCAGGATGTGCTTGCAATCGCGGGTTTGGAAACAGAGACTTAACGCACTTCCTGTTCGGGGATGAGGGTCGGTCCCTCACTGCGCTCCTTCTTGCAGGCTCTTAGCGAGTAAGGGAGACGCGATGTCTCAGCGGATCAACGCCGTAGCTTCACGTCTGGATCACTACAGCGGTTACCGCTTCGTGCCAGACGAGTCCGGTCGCTTCACCTTGGTCTTCGACGCGACGGGAGGGTTCGTTCGAGTCTTGCCGGTGATTTCCGGCGGGCAGGATGATCCCGACCCAGACCCCGATGACGATCCAGACCCGGACGACCCGGACGACGATCCAGACCCCGACGATCCAGATCCGGACGACCCGGACCCGGACGACGAGCTCGGTGAGGGCGGCAAGAAGGCGCTTGCGAATGAGCGCAAGCTGCGTAAGGCAGCCGAGAAACGAGCGCGCAAAGCCGAACGGAAAGTGAACGATCTCGAGCAGCGACTGCAGAAGATCGAGAAAGGTGGCAAGGGCGATCCGGGCGACCCGGACGACGACGCCGCAGAGCGCGCCGAGGCGCAGCAGAGGGAGAGGTACCACCGTCGTCTCGTGAAGGCGGAACTCAAGTCCCTCGCTGTCGGCAAGCTGAAGGATCCGGACGACATCCGGTTGATCGATATCGACGACCTCGACGTTGAGGTCAACGATGACGATGAGATTGGTAAGGCCGGTATCGAGGAACTGAAGTCGGCGATCGACGATCTCCTCGAAGAGAAGCCCCACCTCGCGGCAGAGGTTAAGCCGGGGAAACCCCAAGGCGATGGTGACGGTGGAGCTCGTGGCGGGGGTGGCGGCAAGAAGAAGAAGCCAGATCCCGACAAGAGGCTCGAGCGAATCGAGTCGATGACCGGCGTCAAGTAAAAGCGTCGCCGACCTAAGGGAGAAACGATGGATCTCGCACCCAAGACAGAGCAGTTCTCGAGCGACTCGAAAGCGTGGCTCGGGTCGGAGCACGGGACCACGTCCTGTGACTCCATCATGCTGGACGCGGCGCTGTTCCTCGCCGTGTTTCCGGACGGGAACGTCCCGTCTGGTGTAGTGCTCGGCCGTGTCACGGCGACGGGTCGTTACGCCCCGTACGACGACGGCGCAGCCACTGGAATTGAGGTAGCGCGAGGCCACCTCTTCGATCTCGTACAGGTTCAAGCTGGTGTGAACCCCGCAGGTGCGCTGTTCTGGCACGGCGAGGTCATCGAGGCGAAGCTTCCGGACGATCACGGTCTGGACGCGGCTGCCAAGGCGGACCTGCCGCAGATCAAATACGTCTAGAACCTCTATCGGGGGTTCGGGGCGGTAGTTCCAGACGCTTTCTAAGTCTGGATTCCTACGTCTAGGAGGTAGGTCCGGTGGATCTGAGAGACCTTATCGACCCGGCGGAACTGATCGACGTCGTTCGGCGTCTGCAGTTCCCCCGCTTCACGTTGGCGAGTTACTTCCCGCGCTCCAACGTCGAGGCGATCAACTACAGCTTCACGCGGGAGAACGTCGACGCGCTCGAGACGGCATCTGTTCGAGCGTGGGATGCGGAAGCATCGATCGGCAGTCGGCCGGGACTCGCGCGCGTCATGGGCGAGCTCCCTCCGATCAGCCAGAAGATCCCCTTGACCGAGGGCGATCGTCTGATGCTGGAGGAACTCCGCCGTAACTCGGGCGAGAACTCGCGGATGGTCGATGGCATCTTCGCGGACGCAGCTCGGATGGTTCGTGCTGTGGAAGCGAGGATCGAGCTCGCTCGGGGCGATGCGCTCGTCGACGGGATCGTCACCATCACCGAGAACAACTTGAACTTCACGATCGACTATGGCGTCCCGGGAACCCACAAGGTCGTCGCAGCGGCGACATGGGCGAACCCGGCGACGGACATCCTCGGTCACATCAACTCGTGGGTGGACGTGTACGTGAACACGAACGGCGTCGCGCCGGCTCGTGCGATCGCTTCCCGTCGCGTCGTCGGTTTCATGCTCCAGAACGATGCGATCCGTGCCCTTGCTGGAGGAATCGGTGTCCCCGCGATGCTGACCCTCGATCAGGTGAACACGATCTTCACGGCGATGAACCTGCCGGTCGTCGAGGTCTACGACGTCCAGGTGACGCCTCCCAACGGTGTCAAGCAGCGAGTCATCCCGGACGATCGCTTCATCATGCTGCCGGGTGAGGACGACCGCATCGGAGCGACGCAGTACGGGACCACGGTCGAGGCGTTGGAGCTGGCCAACCAGGGCTTGCTGCAGCAGAGTGACGTGCCGGGCGTTGTGGCCGTCACGTGGAAGACCGAGGACCCCGTCCACGTCTGGACGAAGGGCGCGGCGATCGCGCTACCGGTGATCGTCAACCCCGACCTCCTGTTCACGGCCGACGTCATTCCGTAAACGGATCTCGCACAGGTTTAGGGACGGAGTGGTCGCAAGCCAGGGCCCCTCCGTCCCTTCGTGAAAGGACAACGAGGATGGGGAACGGACTCAAAGGTTTTGTGCACGTAAAGAACCCCGACACGTCTCTGTACGAGGCGTTCGGGCCCGAAGACGACCTACCCTCGTGGTTCACCCACGAGGTGGATCCTGGGGTCTTCGAGGAGAAGAAGAAAGCGGCCGGGAAAGCTCCAAGTGGCTCCGGTGACGGGGAATCCGTCAAGGCGCTGAGATCGAGGATCGCGAACGTCGACGATCTCGAAGTCCTTCGCACCGAGTTCGACGCCGAGGAGCGGGAGACGGCCAAGAAGGCTCTTGAGAGCCGCATCAAAGCCGTGACCGAGGAGCAACTCGAGGCGGGAACGTTCGTCTTCCCAACGGTCGACGAGCTCGAGGAGTTCATCGAGAAAGAGGATGTTGCTCCGGAGCAGCTCGAATCGTTCAAGGCAGCCGAGGCGGCAGGGCCCGAACGCAAGTCCGCGCTCGATGCGTTCGATAAGGCCATCAAGGCGAAGAAGGACTAGCAGGGCGCCATGCCCGAACCGTACGAGCCGACGCCGGCAGAGGTAAAAGCACTGATGCCGGCGCGGCTCGACGGCGAGCCGTTCTCCGACGAGACCCAGCCGACGGAAGCTGAAGTAGAGGAGATCATCGCCGATGTCGCGTCTGAAGTTGCTGCCAGCTTCGACGAGGACATTCCTGCCGAGCTGCACGCTCTCGCGAAGAAGGTCGTCAAAGAGGGGGCCGCGCGCGACATCGAACGTGGGATGTGGCCAGAGCAGCACGACGAATCTGATCGGGCCACCTACGCGCGCTACCGAGACCGCTTCAACGAGCTCCTCGAGCTTCTAAAACGCCGCGTCGCAGCCCTGCTTGCTGAAGACTCCGACATCGCATCGGGCCGTCTCACTGGCGGTACCGCGATGTACGTCGATCAGTAGGCCGGATGAACATCAAGCTCGACATCCACGGGGCAGAGGGCTTCATCAATCGCCTCCAGGGGATCACCGACCGGGCAAACAACCTCCGTTCTGTTTTCTCCGAGATCGCCGATGATTTCAATCGAGTCGAACGACAGGCCTTTGGTGGTAGCCCCGATCTGATCCGCACCGGGGCGGTTAGGGACGCTCTGACTTCGGCCGAGGACGACGGCAGCGTGCGAGAGATCGACCTCGATGCGATGGTCGTCGGAACCGACATCTGGTACGCAAAGTTCCACCGAGATGAGCTTCTCAAGCCCATCTCGGTGACGGTTCAGAACGACTGGATCGACATGATCGGCGATTTCATCCTCAGGGGTCGCTTCGGTGCTGGGGTGCTGTGATGGGGCCCCTCGTTACCGGACTCGAGATCCGGAAGGCAACACAGGAGCGCCTCGAGGAGTGGTTGCCTGCCTATCTGGCGGAGATCGGCAGGCGTTTCGAACTTGAATTGAGGGATCCTCGCTCGTGGACCCGTCTCCCCAAGTTCCGAGACCTCCGGGCGGACCAGTCGCCGTCAATCGTCGTGACATCACCGGGGCTGGCGGGCCCACCGGAGCGAGATGGTGACGGCGCCTACTTCGCGCTGTGGAATCTGAACGTCTTCATCGTCGTTCGAGGCAAGTCGTTCGAGGAGACCGCTGATCTCGTCGCTCTCTACGTTGCGGCCGTGCGCGCCACGATCGCGCAGCAGGGGATCCCGATCGAATCGGCCCGAAAGCCGCGATGGAACGGTGAGGGATACGACGAGATCGCTCGCAACGCGACGAGAACGATCGGTGCCGGCGTCGCTTCATTCATCGTTCCGATCGGCGATGTGCTCGACGACGACGCAGGTCCGACCGAGTTGCCGGAACCTCCCGACTACGAGTTCCCAGACGACACGTTTGTGGAAGAAGCGTTCGTCGAAGTCGATCAGATCGACGAAGTGCCATGAGAATCCGCGACTTCGTCGCGAGTTGTGGTTACAGTTCCGGGTAACGACCAGTTGTCAAAACGGTTCGGGCCGACTGCGCAGGCTCCGGACGACGGAGAACCCGTATGGAGCCTGCGACCTACAAGAACACTTCGGGCCACGTCATCACGCTTGACGATGGATCGATCGTGGAGCCGGACGCCTTCGTCGATCTCGTTCCTCTCACTACTGAGAAGGGCAAGACGAAAGGCAACGCTGCTGGTTCGGCCCAAGCCGCCATCGATGCAGGCCAACTCGTTGAGTCGCCCGCGCCGAAGAAGGCGAACCGCTGATGGGTCTCCCCGGCGTAATCGTCGAATCTCGAGCGACAAGCGCTCGTCGCGGTGAACCGACCGACACGGGAGTTGGCTTCCTCGTTGACTTCACCGAGTGGGGGCCGCATGACGCGCCTGTCGAGGTCCGTAGCCTCGACGAGTTCGAGCAGATCTTCGGTGACCGGGTCGCCTACTCCCTCGCTTATGACTCCCTCGAGCTGGCCTTCGCCGAGGGTCTCGCCAACTGTTTCGTGTCACGTCAAGTTGGGCCCGCTCCGGTAAAGGCTTCAAGCGTTCTCGTCGATCGAGCGGGAGCCCCGATCAACACGCTGCGGATCGATGCGATCCACGTCGGTGATCGTGGGAACCGGATCAGTCGTGAGGTCGTCGCCGGGGGCCCGGCCAACACGTTCACGCTCATCATCAGGTTCGATGGCGTTGAGGTCGAACGCTTCTCGGATCTCGCGACGCCTGCAGCTGCGGTAGCGGCGACGGCCAATAGCTCCTATGTCCGTGCCGTCGATCTTGGGTCAGCGACAGCGGCACCGAACAACATCCCCGCCATCGTTGGCAATGCTGTGCTTGCCGGCGGGACGGATGATCACGCCTCTGCAACTCAGGCGCAGTTCACGGCCGCCCTCGATCGCATCACGAAGGATTACGGGCCCGGTCAGGTGTGTGCTCCAGGGCGCACCGCGAACCTCCAGCACGTTGCGCTCATTGACCACGCATCGACTCGGAACCGGACGGCCGTCCTCGACGCGCCTGACAAGGCGTCGCGCGCGACGATGCTCGCCGATGTCGCTCAGAAATCCGCTCTAGCCAATTCGCCCTACGCCGAATACATCGGCACCTGGTTCGACATCCCCGGCATCGCCGGGGGTCCCTCTCGAGCCGTGCCGGGCTCCGCTTACGCGCTCGGCGTCACCGCGCGCACGGATGCGCTCGAAGGCACCGCCGGGGCAGCGGCCGCAGGCGAAGTCTCAACGGCCACCTACGCGATCGACATTCGGGTTCCAGACGGAGGCTTCACGGATGCCGACCTGGCTGCGCTCAACGATGGCGGCGTCATCATGGCCCGCAAGTTCCGGAGCCGCGGGATCCAGCTCTACGGCGTTCGGTCGATCACGGATCAGGATGCCTGGGAGCAGATCACGTCCAATCGTCTCCGCATGAGCCTCACGGCGAAGCTCGAGGCCGTTGCCCTTGTGGTTGGGCCATTCAAGCGGATCGACGCTCACGGGCATCTCTTCGGTGAGTACAACGGGGCTCTTGCTGCGGTGTGCAAGGCCGAGTGGGAGAAAGACGCCCTCTACGGCGAGACGAAGGATGAGGCGTACAAGGTCGATACCGGGGACACCGTCAACACTCCCGTAACGATCGCGGCGAAACAGATCCGGGCGCGCGTCGGCGCCAAGTTCTCTCCGACCGCTGAGCAGGCCTTCATTGACCTCGTCAAGGAGCCGGTACCGTGACGATCGCTGACTCTCCAGCCCATTCCAGAATCACGATCCAGTCCGACGATGGCTTCCTCATCGCTGGGACGTGGGCGGCGCGGTCGGGGGGCAACCGCACGTCGACAGAGGACCGCTATCACGAGGGCGGTGAGCTGTTCCGTGAGGAAGTCGCCGGATCACCAGCTACGACCGAGAACATGACGCTCAGCCGGCCGTTCAAGCGTGATCGCGACATCGCTCTGCTCCGTTGGGCCCATCGCAACGCTGGGCGCCGCATTCTTCACATCACGGAGCAACCTCTCGACGACGACGGCAACGCTTTCGGTGATCCCCTCGTGGACACCGCGCGCCTACTCGGTTGCAACCGACCCGACGTCGACGCCGACAACACGGGCTCGCGTAAGCGCATCGAGTTCACCGTCGCTCCCTTCGGCGACATCGGCTAACTCGACTTCCCCAGTCACATCCAGCACGTTCATAGGAAGGGAAGGTTCTAAGTGAGTGAACTCTCTGTCGTTAACGCGGACGATCTCCCCGACGGCCAGACGCCAGAACAAGTGGCCGCGGCGAAGTCGTCCCCGTTGGTCTCCGTGCGGGACCGGATAGAGCAGGCTCGCCGTAAGAGGGTCTATGACGACGTGATTCCTCACACCGATTACGTCGTTCGTTACCACCCGATCGGCGAAGAACGACGCGTCGAGATCTCTGAAAACCGCGCCAAGGTGAGTGGTGATGATCCCGAGCTTGAGCTTCTCGCTTCGGCGGACGCTCTCGTGGCCACGTGCGTCGGGATCTTCGAGAAGGTCGACGGGAAACTCGTGTCGTTCGATCCCTCCAACCGTGGAGGCGCCCGAGTGCACCCGGAGACAGATGTCGTTGAGGGCACGCCCTTGACGTTCAGCTCGAAGCGAACCCAAGAACTCCTCGGGATCGACACTGACTCTGCCGTCGAGGTCGTGCGTGCGTTCTATCCCTTTGATGGTGACATCATCTCGGCCAGCAACACCGTGTTCCGTCTCTCTAGGTACTTCCGCTCGGGGCTGGCCGAGAACCTGGGAAACTGACCGAGGGCGACCCGGACATCGAAACCGCCGCGGTCGCCCTCATCACAGGCTGGGGAAACCCGTTGAAGTTCCTCGCGCTCGGCGACCAAGACCATCTCGTCGCGACGGCCATCGTCCGAAAAGCGAGAGACCTCCAGGAAGAACGTCTCGTCGAGGTCATCAAAGGGGTGATCCCCGTGCTGAGTGATTCCATAGGAATCGCTGTCAACAACGCCCTCGTCAAAGCCCTCGGGGGTTGAGATGACGACCGATGATGTAACTGCACGTCTAGAGGTACAGAACCGGCTCGGCTTCTCTCGGGAGATGCGGGCGGCAACCGGCGATGTCGACCGTTTTCAGAGGGGCACAGATCAGGCAACCCGTTCGGCGACTCGCTTCGGTCTTGTTACCCGGGGCCTCGGCCGGGGTATCGCAGGAGTCCGGTCTCAGATGGCCGCGGCCGTGGGACCGTCTCGCAGCTTGGCGCTATCCCTCGGTATCGGTGCCGGCGGCGTTGCTTACGCCGCGCGCGTCGGGTGGCGAGAGCTGACTGCACTCAACAAGGTGGAGCAGCTGACGAAGGCTCACCTCGAATCGACGGGACGTGCGGCCAACGTCTCGGCCCGTCACATTCGTAAGCGATCGATCGATCTCGAGAGCGCTACTTCGATCGACGAAAACCTCATCGGTTCGGGCCAGAACCTGCTCCTCACGTTCAGGAACATCCGTAACGAAGCAGGCAAGGGCAACAAGATCTTCGACCGGACGACGATGGCTGCTCTGAACCTCAGCCAGGAGTTCGGGAGTGTCGGATCCGCGTCGAAGATGCTCGGGAAGGCGCTCAATGACCCGGTGCTGGGGATGACCGCGATGTCGCGCGCCGGCGTGACCTTCTCGCAGTCGCAGAAGGATGCTGTCGCGCGCATGGTCGAGTCGAACGACATGCTCGGCGCCCAGAAGCTGATCTTGCGTGAGGTCGAGGCTCAGGTCGGAGGTACTGCGAAGGCGTACGGCGACTCGGTCGAGGGAATGGGCAACCGCATCACCGACGCGTTCGGCGACCTCTCCAGGGGCCTCGTGACGGGGCTCCTGCCGATCGTCGAGCGCTACGCGACACCGTTCACGAACTGGCTGGGCAACGTCTCGGACATTGTCGACAGACGTGGGTGGCGCGCAGCGTGGGAAGAAGTTGTTCCGGAGGAGCTCCAAGACAATGTGGGTTCAATCGCAGGAGCTATCTCCGGTGGTCTCGTCCCTGCTGTTGCCGCATTCACGATCAAAATCGGTCTTGCGAGTCTGAAGTTGGCCCCGTTCCTGCTGATGGGATCGGCGCTCGCCGACATGCTCGGTGTCCAGGTCGAGAAATCGGACCAGCTCGGCGAATCCATGAAGAACAAACTCGGGCCCGGACTGGGCACGTCACTCGAGAAGCTCAGCGCGCTTACGCGTGAGGTGAACCAATGGGGCCCTGGGGGAAAGACGGCTGCCGGTCTCGGATTGCTTATGGCTCCAACGCTCGTTCGTGGGGGTATCTCAAGCTTTCGGCGCCCAGGGGCCGGGTACGCCGCGCCACTTCTGGCGACGGGCGCAATGGCCGGGGGTGCCCAGCCGGGGGTGCCTCAAACGCGTTTTTCTAGAGCAGCGCGGGCCGGGGGCCGGGGTTTCATCGCGACGGCCGCGTTAGCGCCCTTCATGCCGATGGTCGGGGAATGGCTGGGGAACAAGTCATTCCTCGGGAACGGCGGCGGACAACGGGCCGAGGATGCGATCGACGAGAATCGCCTTACAAACCTCCTGGCCGGTCAAAAGATCGCCGGACAGATTCTCCGCGGTAACACTGAGGCGTTAGAACAGTACAAGTCCAAGATGCTTCAACTCGCCAACGCTGAAGATGACGAGGCGCGGCGACAGCTCCTACTTGACAAGCGGCTCCAGATCTCGAAGTACGCACTCAATCTCGTAACCAACGAACTGAGCGGGCAAAGTGACCGCTATTCCCATCTCACCAGCAGGATCTCGGATCACAGCAAAGCGATGGCGTTGGCATCGATCGAGGCGGGCGACTACCGCGGCATGTTCGACAGGTTCAACGGGACGCTCCGCGAACACGTTCGGTGGCTCGACAACGCGCTTGGTAGCACCGAGGCGCTCGCCGAGGCCCAGGCCGATCTTGATCAGCGGCGTACTGGTGGAGCTTCTAGACCATCGGGTGGCGGCGGCGGGGGCCGCAAGGGTGGACGTGGATCGAGTGGTGGTGGTTCTTCAGAGCCAACTGACGCTCCTCCTCCGGCCGTTAGGCGGCGTGGGGATCTGCACGTCACGCTCGAACTCGATAGGCGAGCTGTCGCTACCAAGACGCTCGAAGGGCTGGGCGACCTCGAGGAATGGGGTTCCTGATGGCCGCACGTCTGCCGGTTGTGCTGTCGCAGCCTCTGAAAAAAGGTGTTCTTCGACAGATCAAACCTCGTGGGCCTGCCCTGCGGTTCCAATGGAACCCGGAGACGGTTCGACGAATCCCGACGGTCGGTCGTTGGAGTGAAGAGGATCGGCCTCATCAGAAGCCCGCTGTCGAATGGGCCGGGCAGACCAACGAGCGATTGACGTTCACGCTTCGGCTCGATGGTTACCCCTCAACGCCGATGGATGCGTTGATCCGAGTCCTCGAGGGATTCGGGCGTAAGCGAGGAAAAGACAAGCCTCCTCCGGAGCTGGAGTTCGACTATGGCCCTGGAGAACGCGGCACGCGCTGGGTGCTTGAGACCATCGAGTACGGCGACGAGCTCCGGAACGCTCGCCTCCAGATCGTCCGTCAGTTCGTCACGGTGACGCTTCTCGAGTACACCGAAGCCAACGTCGTCATCACCCACTCGAAGAAGCACAACGAGAAACGGTTCAGCAGCGAAGACAACAACGGGGATGGGGGGAACAACCAACTCGTTAGTGTTCGCGAAGGAGACACGCTGTCATCCATCGCAGCGAGGATTCTGGGTGACCCTCTTCGGTGGACCGAGATCGCCGATCTGAATGAGTTGCGTGACCCCGATCATCTCGAGATCGGTCAACGCCTGATCCTTCCTAGCGCCTGATGGCACAGGCACTGGAGATCCCCCGGGGGTTCGAAGACACGGGCCTCGGAAGACTGCTGCTGCGCGAAGAGCACGTGCGATCGAATCTCCTGGACGTGGTCGTTGACGCGCGCCTGGAGCGCGGGATCGAAGAGGCGGCGCGGTTCACGGTCGACCTCCTCGATACGAAGCGAAAGCTGATCCGATCCCGCCTTCTCAACGAGTCCTCGACTGTGAACGTCGACGGGCTCTTGTTCGAATACATCGGCTACAGCAAGAACGACAACCGTCTTCAGATGACGTTCAGAGATGCGGCCGTCGCCGACCTTCGTCGGCAGAAGGGGCCTCAAGGGACGAAGCCGAAAGCCTCGACCCGAACGAAATACGCCGAGAGGCTCGTCAACGAGGTCCGTTATCTCAACTTCCGAGGCGATCCAGGCGAACGAGCGATGACGTCGTTGGTTCGCGGCAAGCACGAGAACTCGTGGAAGGCGCTCACTCGTCTTGCGGGAGAGCGGCAGTGGCGGTGCTTCGTCGACGAAAACACGGTCTTTTTCGGTTCCGACGAATGGCTGCTCAATCTACGGCGCCCGTGGGTGATCTCCGAAGACGACGAAGGCATCGACTTCATCAACCCCAGCTATGACGGCGGGAAGCGCGCGACCACGTGCGATGTCACGTGTTGGGCGAGGCGGTGGGCGTCTCGTCCCGGTCATCCAGTCAAGGTGGTCGGCCTTGGTGATCTCGCCGGCAAGGGCCTGTGGCTGACTCAGACGTTGTCGCGATCGATGTTCTCGCAGCGGATGTCGGTCTCGCTCATCCGGAAGACGCCGGAGCTGGCGGAGCCATTGCCGCAGAGCGAAAACTACGAGGTTTCGGGGACCGGGATCATCGGCGTTGGTCAGGCGATCGAGGCTCTCGGCAAGGGATTCAAGTGCTCGCAAGGTCCGGGTCCGTTCGGTCCGATCACGGATGTCCACACCGAGGACTCGTGGCATTACGAAAACCTAGCTCTCGACATCAACTGGTACGGCGGCGGCGGGTTCTCGACCGAGACACAGGCGCTCATCTGGCTCGCCAACTGGATCGAAGATCATGTCGCCGGCATCGTCGAGCTCTACCACCCGGGTAACAACATCGACGGGAAGCACGGCACGCATCTCCACATCGCGATCTCGAAAGACGGTGGCCTCCTCGTCAAGGTTCCTTCGACCGATGGCGGCAACGTCGACGAGCCGATCGACGCGGGGGCCCAGAACGCCAAGATCCGCGAGGTTTTCGGGAAGGACGGAAACGACGCGATCAAGGTCAAGGACTGTGAATCATCGGGCCGTCCCAAGGTCGACAACAGCTATCGCGACGCCGATGGAGATCTCCACATAGTTCGTGGTCTCTTCATGATCTCGGACGTTCATGCAGGAACGCACTATCCAAAGTCAGAAGAGCATCGGCTGTACGAGGTCGACTACAACATCCGCGTCGCGTACAGCCTTTATCGAGCTGAGGGGTGGGAGCCGTGGCGATCGACACTCGGTTGTCACGGAGTCTCGTGAAAACCCACCACTGGAGCAGCTTTAGTCCATAGACTGTTGGTCGTCCACTCTGGACGGGTTCGAACTGCGCTCGATCCCAAAAGGAACCACATCCCGATCGGGGAGCGAGCGTGGGTCAGTCATTACTCGAAGAGCGTCGTAAGCACGGCGCGCCGCCCGAAGAATCTGAGGGCCAATTCCAAGGCTTCTTCATCGGCGAGCTGACGCGCTTTGCCGAGGGCGACGACAGCCGCTGTTTCTTCCGCATCAACGACTTCTCGAAGTCGATCGAGTTCGGTCCTGCTGAGTACCCGCGGCCGCCGGAAAGAACGCGTACCGAAGGCCCTGACGGGGAAGATATTTTTTCCTTCGCAGCCCACTCGCACGTTCTGCGCTTCCCCGATCTCCCGCCCTTCGGCACCGAGCTCGTGGTCGGTTTCATCGCAGGGGATCCCGATCGCCCCGAAGTCCTGAAGGTCAAGGGGTGGCCCGAGTGAGCGCCCATCTGAAAGTTCCTTTCCAGGTCGAAGGTGAGAGCGCTCTCGTTGTGGGTGACGGCACGCTCGATGAGGGCATCCAGAATGTCGACGTCGTCCTTCGGTCCCGTCGTGGCGATCGCCTCATGTCTCTCGACTTCGGGATCAGCGATCAGGTGTTCGATTTCCGGCAGAGCTCGCCGGACCTCGTCGAGATCGAAGCAGCGGTCGCCCAATGGGAGCCGCGCGCGCGGTTGTCGTTCTCCGAAAGGATCGAGGAAGGCGTGACATCCCGCGTCCAGATCGGCGTGCGAATGATCGAGGCAGCTCTGTGAGTTTCCTCAAGTTGCCCCTCGATACCCGGCCAGCGGACCTGATCCAACGCGCGTTCACATCGATGGCTGCGAAGTTCCCGGGGTGGCAGCCTAAGGAATCCCACCTCGAGGTTGGGGTCATCGAAGAGAACGCACGGATAAATAGTGAGACATCGCTCGTCGCGGTGAACGTCGGCGACGGAATCTTCAGAGCTTTCGGTCAAGACCTTCTCTCCTTGAGCGCGATCGACGGCGCAAAGGCTTCGTTCTCGGCGACCGTGACGGCCATTGATGACGCTGGTTACACGTTGCCGGCCGGGACGCACGTCCGCGTCGCGATCTCGGGTGACGAGTATTTGTATTTCGTCACCCTCGTCGATGCAGTGATTCCACAGGAATCGGAGACCGTCGCGAACGTCGTTTTTGTAGCAGAGCAGCCCGGCGAGTCCCACAACGGCTTTGCGATCGGCACGACCTATGAGCTCTACGACAACGTGGGTTGGGTCGAATCGATTGTTTCGACGACTGCAAGTTCGGGTGGCGTGGAGGCGGAGCTCGACGAGGATTACCTCGATCGCCTCGCCGACGAGCTGAAGCTGATGACGCCGCGACCCATCCTCCCCGAAGACTTCGCCGTCCTTGCCCTTCGTACTCCAGGCGTCTATCGCGCCGTTGCGGTCGATGGCTACGACCCCGGTCCTCCGGAGGCTTTCGACCAGGAACGGATGGTCGCCGTAGCCGCGGTCGATGACGAGGGACAGCCCGTTCCTCCAGAGCCGACCCTTGACCAACTGGCCCAGGATCTCGAAGCCATGCGTGAGGTGAACTTCGTCGTCAATACGATGGGACCGACCTACACAGAGGTCGACATCGTTTTCCAGGTGAAAGCCCGGGATGGCTACGTCCTCGCTGACGTCGAGGCTGAGGCCGAAGCGGCCGTGATCGACTTTATCCATCCCGCCCATTGGGGGAACGAGCAGGACGCCGACGGCAACTGGTTGCGGAAATGGGAACGCAAAACGATCCTTCGCTACCTCGAGGTCGCGACCATCATCGAGAACATCGAAGGGGTCGACCACATCACGACGACCGGGGGCCTCTTTGATCTCACGATCAACGGCGCTCGAGTTGATCTCGCACTCGGGGGCCAAGCCCCGCTTCCGAAACCGGTAGGTCCGGATCCGGCCGACTCGTCGGTTGCAGGAACGGTGGTCGCATGAGTCCAGCACCCGTCGTCCACGAGACGTCGCGCAAGCTCTATGACGCTCTCGGCGGCGGTTTCACCGACCGTGACGAAGAGAACGGGTGGCAACTGCTCATGTTCCTCGACACGTTCGGAGCCCAGCTCGGCGAGATCGACGACATCGTTCGAGACACGGCCGAGCGCGGGGGTTGGTCGCTACTGTTCGATGTCGACAACGTGCCTGCGAAGTTCCTCCCGTGGTTGGGACAGTTCATCGGAGCCGAGGTCGATACGAGCCTTCCGGAAGAAGAGCAGCGCTTGCAGCTGAAGAGCGTGCAGGGTTTCCAGCGAGGACGTCCTGCTTCGATCATCCAGGCAGCAAAGGCATTTCTCACCGGCTCGAAGAAAGTGATCCTCGAGGAGCGGTGGACGTCGGCCTACACCCTTCGAGTCCGGGTTTATCGCGTTCAGGCTCCAGATCCAGCGAAGGTCGAGGCGTTCGTCCGGAAGCAGAAACCCGGGAGTCTCGTGCTGACGTTCGAGACACTGCCGGCCGATCTGTGGAGCGAGGTCGCCGATCCCGAGAACTTCGCTACATGGCAGAACGTGAAGGACGCGTTCGCGACGTGGAACGATCTCCGGAACTGGGTGGCGCCGTAATGGGGAACAAGGCGCGCGGCACCCCATTCATCGACCTGGGCGACCCGGCCGACATCCAGGTCGGGACCGAAGAGATTGCGGACTTCATAGAGGCGTTCTGCATCGGCGTCCCCGATCGAACGACGGCACAGCGCGATGCGGATCCAAAGTGGGTCGGGAAACTGATCTTTAACAAGACGCTCGGTCTTTATCAAGCATGCACGGCAGTAGGACCGCCGGCGGTGTGGTCGAGCGATCCGATGCCCGTCTATTCGGCCGCCTTGGCTGCGCACACCGGCGGGCTCGACGGCGCCGACAAGCATGTCCAGAAGATCGCTGATGGCAAGGCGCTCGCGACGCTCCCCAACACCTACCCGTCGGGGTTCTCATACGCGGCAGTCATCCCTGCGAACGGCTGGCCTGATTTCGGCAACGTCATGACTCTGCGAGACCACGGCAATCCCAACCGCGCGTGGCAGGTCCTACGACAAGCGGGAGGGAACAAGACGTGGGCGAGGTCCTCAGATGATGCAACTGGGGCATGGACAACGCTCGTCGAGTACCCGGCTCTATCGGTCGCCTCGACCTGGACTGCGCTTCAAACCTTCGCCGCTGGCATCAAGCAAACCGGGACCGGGGTCCAGAGGGCCATCATCGAGTCGACGTCGGGAGGCCACGCCGGCGTTCTGATGATCGATGGCGACGCCCCGGCTGATCAGAGACGAATCACCGTCCGGAGCGATAACGGACTGTGCAAGGTAGTCCTGACGAACGACGCCGACAACACCGAAACAGTCCTGCTCCAGGTCGATGCCACTGGTCGCATCTTTTTCGGCACCGCTCTGGATGTAATGCTCAAGCGAGCGAGCTCGTCGGCGGCGACACTCCGCAACGCAGCCGACTCCGCGTACAACGATCTGTTCGTCAACTTCGTCCTCACGAATCGCATCCAAGACCTGTCCGATAGCACTCGGAACTTTCGGTGGGGATCGGGATCTCCTGAGGGAGCGGTCACGGCGAGTTCGGGGTCAGTTTTCTTCCGTAGAGACGGCGGCGATGGGACAACCGTCTACGAAAAGATCTCCGGTACAGGCAACACAGGGTGGCGGCCGATAGGCACTTCGTCGCAAGGGAACGCTGTACTAGTGGGGGCCCAGGCGGCAATAGCGGCGAACACCTGGACGAAGATCCTTGTCGACACTCTGCACGACCAAGCTGACGTAAGCCTCTCGTCGAACACGGCGCTTCTCAACCGCGCAGGGCGCTGGAAGATCGGCGGGCAAGTCTCGGTTACGACCACCGCGGCCGGGGGAGCGCAGCGGCATCAAGCTCGTCTTCTGCTGAACGGAACAGAGATCATCAAAGCGGAAAGTAGTGAGAACCCGATCTCCCTTCCCGTTTCGCTACAACTCCCGACGAAGATCGTCACGGTTTCGTCAGGAGCTCCTCTCGAGCTCCAAGTGCAGTCGACTCACGCCGTTGTTCCGATCTCGGGGCTGCAGCATTCGTTCATCACAGCCGAATATCTGGGCGCGTAAGGAGAGAAGTCAATGGAGATCGAGATCGTCCGCAAGGACACCTACGAGATGCACAACAACGAGTTCGAGTCCCTCTTCGCCGAGTATCGAGAAGGGCTCGACCGGTTCCATCGTCGGAACACCGAGATCGCTGAGAAGACAGCGCTCAACGAACGGTTGACCGACGTCCGAGCTGAGATCGAAGATCAAAACCGCGCGATAGAAGGGCAACGGACCGCGATCGGCAACGGAAACAAGGCGCGACTCAAGGCGATTTTGGAGACGAACCGGGAACACGAAGGTGAGGAGGGGTTCGTGCCCGAGGTCTTCACGGAGGATCCCCTGCCGGAGTTGCTGGATGTACCCGAGTTCGTCGAGATCCCCGAGCCACTTGAGGAACCCGAACCACCGATCATCTCTCCAACGATCCCGGCGCTCCGCGTCCAGGTCAGCGTCTCCAACGGGGAACCCGAGTATCTCGATGACGACAGGACGGAACCCAATCCGGAGTTCGTCTTCTTCGGTGTCCACGAAGTCGGTGGCCTACCGATCGACGCCGATCGCGACACGGTCGCTCAGCATGTCAAGGCTTTCCTTGATGACCACCAGATCGTCGAAAAGCTGGGACAAAGTTCTGCGGCGGTCGGCGATCGCATCACAATCTAAAAACGCAACAACGGCTCGACTGCACGTAACGTAAGAGACCGATCATCCTTCGAGGGACTGCGCCCCTCATAGAACCAGGAGGGCGCGCGTGCCACCGAAGAAGACAACCGCTCGCAAGAAATCAACGGGCCGACGCACCCGAAAAGAGCAGGACAGGTTCGACCTCTCTGCTCTCGGCAAGTTCATCGAACCCATAACGAACGCGATGCAGAACCTCACGTGGCCGAAACTCGTGGCGATCGTGATCGCCATCACGTTCGGTGTGTGGCAGTACGCCGGAATCAAGGACGGCATTGCCGATAACGACCGCCGGCTGGACAGTCAGAACGAGCGACTGTCCGACCTCGAAGACCTCGCGCAAGAGATCGATGACGTCGAGCGAGAGGCCGATCAGTTGGCGGGTTCCCTGCGCGCTATCCAGCGGGCCCTTCACCGCACGATCCACGAGACCGTCAAGGACAGCCTGACCGAGATCTGTCAAGAGGAAGACCCGCGCGGCAAGAGTCCGCTGTGCGCGGCGTTGAACAGGGGATCCGGTTGAAGCTTCCCCGCGCCCTACTCATCACGGGGACCGCGGGGCTCATCGTCATCGGCGTCCTTTCGGTTCCGCAGGGTGGTGAAGACGCTGGCGGGGGGCCGACCACCCTCGCGAGGCGCAACGGGTGCTTTCAGAAGAAAGCCACCCATTCAGGGACCAGCGCTGCGGACGTGATCGTTGGCACGGCCGGTTCGGACACCATCCGCCCGCGTGCCGGGAACGACCAAGTCTTCGGCCTGTCGGGGCGTGACCGCCTTTGCGGTGCAGCTGGTGACGACCGGCTCATCGGCGGCGACGGCTTCGACCGCATCAACGGGGGCCCGGGCTTCGACCACTGCGAAGGCGAGATCGAAAGGAGATGCGAGGGATGACCGTCAACCTAGCGAAGATCCCGTTCGTCAAGGCCCGAAACTTCACTGAGACGGGTGAGGGAGGTCGCCGCGTCGATCTCCTCGTCGATCACCTCATGGTCATCCCCGAGGTCTCGGACGCCGCGGAACGCATCGCTCAGATGTTTCACACGACCACACGGGAAGCGTCGGCCCACTACAACGTCGACAACAACTCAATCGTGCAGGGGGTCCGTGACGAGGACATCGCGTGGGCCGCGCCGGGCGCGAACAGCGACGGGATTCAGATCGAGCAGGCCGGGACCCTGCAGACGCCGGCGCAGTGGAAGGATCGTTACTCACTCGACATGCTCGAGAACAGCTGCCAGCTGAAAGCCGCTCTCGCCAAGAAGCACGGGATCCCGGTCGTGTGGTGCGACGTCGCTGACCTCAAAGCGGGCCGCCGGGGGATCACGCAGCACTGGCACGCATCGGTCGCGTTCCGGCTTTCGACTCACACGGACTGCGGGGTCAACTATCCGATCGAGAAGGTCATCGAACTAACGCGAGAGATGGTCGACCACGATCACAACAAACACGCGAAGCCCGACAAGCCTGACCTGCCGTCGATCGAGCAAGGCGATGTCGGATGGCTCGTGAAGAAGGCGCAGAAGCACCTCAACGCCCACGGGTTCGATCCGCGTGACGCAGACGAGGACAAGTTCGGGAAGCGCTTCGACGAACGTATGGAGCAGATGGTGCGAAGGTTCCAGCGCGATGTCGGCCTCAAGGTCGACGGGGTCGTCGGCCCGCTAACGTGGCGGAAGCTCCGCCGGTAGGCGCTGACCGATTCCATAGGAATCACTGGGGGCCGTGGAACGCCATCCACGTACTGAATGTGATCAACGCCGCGGCCAGTAGGAGGAAGAGCAACAGCACGAGGCATCCGTGCATCCCGGGTTGAGGTGGTGGGTTCGGCGGGGGGCCAGCCGGAGGCGGTGGTGCCGATGGCGGATAACGGCCAGTCACGCTCTTTCAGAGGCCTAGTTGGCTCTTCCAGCCGAGGTACAAGAGAACGCACACCACGATGATGATGATCAGCGCGAGAAGAGGCGGTACGCGTGTCGGGCCGGTCGGCGGCTTAGGAGGAGGATTGGGAGCTGGGCCGGTCGAAGGCGGAGGTGGCTGCGATGGTCCCGAGTCTTCCATCATCAATAACGATCCGCTACTTCCGCCGACATCCGATCGTTTGTGATTCATTTCTCCCCCTATCTACAGGATCCGCAGATCCCGCATCGCCTCGACTTTACGTTCCCATGGATAGCGCCCGTAGACCCGTAACGTCGTGGTTTGGGGGGCGTGACCGAGGAGCTCCCCGACGAGCTCGATTTCCTGTCGGTTGTCTATGTGTCGTTGAGCGAACGTGTCCCGTAACTGATGTGGTGTCCATGAGAACGGCGACTTCTTACGTAGGGCTTCATATGCCCACCTCATCTGTCGACGGGTGCACGGAACCGTCAATAGTGCGCGGGCGCCTCGAAGCGCCGGCGCGATGGGGACCTCTCGTCGCTTGTTCCTCTTGCCGATGAAGCTGAAGCGATCGTCGACCCAATGCTCTTCACCCATCCGGGCGCTCTCGAAGATCCGGCACCCCTGCCATCCGCCGAGGTAGAGCAGCTTGCGTTGGCGATCGGTCCACGCATTGGTGATTAGCCACAGCATCTGCTCGGGACTCAGCGGGCTCGGTTCGGTGTCCTCCACCTTGGGAGAGGGGATCGACATGATCCCGTTCAGCGACCACAACTCGCGTGAGTTTCCCCACTTGTGCCACGACTTGGCGCTTGAAACGATCTGTCGAAGGTAGGCCTGGGATAGCTCGCCGACGTGTTCCTCGAGCAACGCCCACACGTCGGCGGCGCACAGCTCGCCGGCGGTCTGCGAGATCGTGAAACGCTTACCGCAGTGGCGCTCGATCAGTCTCAGGTTCCAGGTGTAATTCTCGACGGTTCGTTCTGATAGTCCACGTGCTCGAAGGGAAGCCGCATAGCGGTCGAGCAGATCCAC